CGGCAGGCGATGTTGCAATCAAGTGTGTTGAACGACGTAATTCGGGAGGTGTAGGGTGGCAACCTTTCCAGTATTGAAAACCGGGGCGATGGCACAATATGGGTCGAGCCGGACGCGCAGGTTTTCGACGCAAGTATTTCGTTTTCTGGATGGCAGGGAGCAACGGTTTCAGGATTATGGGGCGCCACTGCGCCGATGGACGATTCGGCTAAGTCTGTTGGACGACGCGGAGCTGTACGCGGTGGAATCGTTCTTTAACTCGCAGGGCGGACAGGCCGAGAGCTTTGCGTTTCCCGATCCATGGGATGGAACCGTGTATGCGAATTGCAGTTTCGATAACGACCAGCTCGCAACGCAGTACGGTGGGCAGGCGGCTGGGATGGCCAGCGTCACGGTGAAGGAGAACCGAAGTTAGATGCTGGTGTTTCCGCAGTTGACGACAGGCGCGGCGGCGCTCTATCCGGTGACCAAGCAAGGACTGCAACGAGCTGTGGTTAATGCTCTGGCGGACGGGAGCACTGTGGTATATGCGGATCCCGACGGAGCGATCGCGGGCTGGACGTTGCGGGCCAGAGGACTGACGCTAGCGGAATGGACCGCGATCGAGAGCTTGTTTGAGCAGACTGCGGGGATGGCGGAGACCTTTACGTTTCTCGATCCGGTGGGGAATCTTCTGCTCCAGAGCGAGAACTTCGGCGCAGGCGCGTGGACTACTGGCGCACTGGTGCAATCGACGGTTGGGATTGCCGATCCGTTCGGAACTTCGCGTGCCACGCGGTTGGTGAATACTGGGCAGGCGGCGGCTAGCGTGACCCAAGTACTCAACGTTCCCGGTGACTTTCAATATTGTTTGAGCGCATGGGTACGCACCACTTCGGGATCAATGGTGACGCTGGCGATTGCGAATAGCAGCAAGTCCATCGCGGCGGGAACGCAATGGAAGAGAGTTTACTTTTCCTCGAATCCCGGGCAAGCAGGGGCGGTGACGGTGGGGTTTGGAGTGCAGCTCGCAGCGGGCGGCTCGGCGGAATTGTTCGGATTGCAGGCAGAGGCGCAACTGGGGCCGTCGGACTACAAAATTACGGGCGCGGCCGGCGGGGTGTATCCGAAAGCGCGGTTTGGCTCCGACCACATCACTGTGACCGCGCAGGGGACCGACGTTTACGACGCGGTGATTCAAATTGTGAGTACCGAAAGCTAAGCGCATGCCAACCATCGACCAACTAAAAGAGCAGGAAACGCCACCGACGCCGTTGTTCCTTTTCGACTGTGTGCTCGCGTCCGGGGTTACGGTGCGATGGAGCACACATGCCGTTACAGTGGGCGGCAACTACTATCCGGCGCGGTTGCTGAAGCACAACCTTGCGGCACTGGTGGCTTCGTCCGACCAAGGGGTGGATGGCGCGCAAAAAATAACGGTAACTCTTGCCAATGCGGATTCGTATTTTTCACAGATCGAACGCGAGACTGGATTCCGCGGCGGGCGGGCTACGGTGCGGTTCCTGTTTTACGATTTGACGGCGAACGCGGCGGTGTCGGAACAGAGAGTGATCTTTGTCGGAACCGGAAGCATGGCGGAGGAGATTACGGAATCGGGGTTCCGTGTCAGTTTCGCGAACCGCCTCAACCTGCAGCGGATTGTGCTGCCGGAGGTGCGAATCCAACGGCAGTGTCCATGGTCGTTTCCATCGACTGCACCACAGAGATTGGAGGCGTTGAATGGCGGACTGAAAGGGAAATATTCGGCATTGAACCGCTGCGGATATTGCCCGGATCAAGCCGGCGGCGTGGGAAATCTGGACGGAGCGGCACCGTTCACGAGCTGCGATTACACGCGTACATCCTGCGTGGCGCGCGGTATGTTCGACATTGATAGCGCCAATCATAATACGCGGAATTTTGGTGGTATCGAATTCGTTCCGGCGCAGATTCAGGTGCGCAGCTTTGGAGAAAGCGGCACGCATCTCTCATCGCTGATCGACAACCAGGCGCGGTATAACGATTTCATTCCGCTCGTGTACGGCACCGCATGGTATCAGCCGCCTATCACCTTCGCTCGCAATGATGGCAATCTCACGCACATGGAGGTGCTCCTGGGGATGGGGCAAATCGAAAATGTCGTGACGGTGGTGGTGAACGGCGTTGAGATCCCCCAGGGCCAGAGCGGCAAGAACATGACGGCCACCGGCTGGTTTAATCTGGTGACCCCTGGGATACGGAACGGTACATTCAATTTGGACTTTGTGGGCGCGTCCGGGCAGCCACTGGGCGATCCGTACGGCAGCATGGCGGTCCTCAGTGTAGTGGTGCCCAACCAGGTGAGTAGCGCGCAATCGTTGCCCACCATCGATGTGCTGCTGATGGGGCTGATGCTGGAACGGTTCGACACCAGTGGGGCTTCGTTGGGAGAGACGTTCACCAACAGTCCGCCGTGGGTGCTGCTGGATGTGTTGCGACGAAGCGGATGGTTGGCGACAGAAATCGATCTTTCCAGTTTCGCGGCGGTTGCGGCGTATTGCGACACACAGATTCCGACCACGGACTTGTACGGTAACGCCATCTCGATTCCGCGGTTCCAATGCAATCTGGTGATCGACAAGCGGTGGAGCGCGGCGGAAGTCGTGAAAGGGATTCGCAACGGCTCGGGCTTAATGCTGGGGTATGGGCAGAGCGGACTGCTGAGATTGCGCGTCGAGAACACGCTGGCGTTGCAGCAGCCGACTCTGCCGGGCGGCAGCAACAGCACTGAGACCCTCAATGAAGGTTGGCCGGCGTATGAGTTCAGCGACGGCTCGGCTGCGTTTTCGGGGATCGTGCGCAGAGCGAACGGCGATCCCGCGATACGGCTGTGGTCTCCCAACGGGGCGGACGTCGCGAACCGGCTCACAGTCGAATTTCAGGACGAATTTAATCAATATTCGCAGGACAGCTTGGGTCTAGTGGATGTCGACGATGCGCTGCTGACGGGGCGGGAAGTCACGGCCTCCTTCGCGGCGGTGGGATTGCCGAATTTCGATCAGGCGGCGCGCATGATGCAGCTGCGTCTCGACAAGGTGCTGAGCGGATCGACATTCGTGGAATTCGAGACCACCGTGAAGGCGGTGGGATTGACGCCGGGGGATCTGATCAGCGTCACCTATCTGAAGGAGGGTTTGGATCGGCAGCCGCTGCGAGTGGTGCAACTGGCTCCAGGCCGCAACTTTGAAAGCGTGCTGGTGACGGCGCAGTGGCACGACGATGAATGGTATACGACTGGCGATGCGAGTACGATGGGCGGCCGAAGCCCTAGCGGCGCCGGTTTGGGGTTGCCCAAACCGTTGGTCGGCAGCGTGATCGACAGCAATGGGATCGAGCAGTTTGGGATCACGGAAACGGTGATTCAGGGGGCTGTGGGAAGCGCAGTGTTGTTGAGCGTGGCTTTCGTGCCGCCCGCACTGCCAAAGGCTACCGGCGCCGCGATTCCCTTGGTGAGTCTCTCGCCCTCCATGCCGTCGACTGGGGGCACGCTGGCCGGCAACGAGAATCTGTATTACGCGCTGACGGCGCTCGATTCGAGCGGGGCTGAGAGCGGGCTATCCTTCACGGTGCGAGCTGCAATTCCGGCGGGAACCGACACCAATGAAGTGACGCTGACGGGGCTTAGCTTTTCGCCGGAGACAGCATCGTTCAATGTCTATCGAGGCTTGAATCCATCGCAGCTGCTTAGGATCGCGGCGAACGTGGCTGTGTCGACGTCGTACACAGATGCGGGGTCGACGCCGGGGTTGGTGGGTCCGCCAGATTCTAATTACGATCACGCCAATTTCTCGTGGCGGCGGGAACTGCAGCCCGAAGCGGTCGCGACCGTGTTCACGGGGACGACGATCGGCAACCTTACGCTGGGGATGGCGGCGGATGAATTTTTGGGGAAATCGGTGCGGATCACACGCGGGTCCGGGGCAACGCAGGAACGGGCGGTGATTGGCAACGACGGCACGACTCTCACGGTGACGCCGCCGTGGACGGTGACCCCAGACAGCACCAGTTACTTCGTGGTCGCCGACTCGGCGTGGAATTTCGGAGCAGTAGGGGCGACTAGTCCGGTGCAGATGCAGGTGCCGAATTGGGGCGGGCAGACGGTGGAGATATCGGGGCGGTCGGCGAACGTGCTCAATCAAGAGAGCCAGTATGAGCTGAATCCTCTGACGCGATGGCAGATCGGGAGCGGCGGTGCGGGGGGCGACACCGGCTTTCCCCCGCTGCCCGACTTTGTGCTGAGTCCGGCGGGACAGGGGACGGTCAATCTTACGGGAATCACTTTTCCCACGCTGCTAAACACACTCACGATCGCGGCCGGATCGCTCACGCTGTTCTATTGGGATGAACTCAATAATCCGTCGACCCTGAGTCTGGCGGCCGCGATTGCCGCGACGGCTACAACCCTTACATTGAATGCCGTGAGCGCAGCGCAGCCGGACGATTTCATCCAAATCGACGCCGAGCTTTTTCAGGTGCAGAGTCTGCAGAGCGGCGGCCTACAATTGACGATCACGCGGGGCGCGCATGGCAGTCCTGCTGCGGCGCATGGAGCTGACGCAACCGTCTATTTACTGGAACGGATCACGGTGATTCCGGCTTTCGTCGGCGCTTTCTTCTCGAGTCCCGCCAGCGCGAATTACAGCTATTCGGTCTTCCTCCCGGACGTGCGGGTGGCGGCGGCCGAGTTTTACGTCAGCAATCTGTATGGAACGAGTCCCGTGATGCATGTAGCGTATTCGGCCGCCACCGATGGCGGGCTGCGGACGCTTTCCGGAGGTCAGATCGCGCTCCAGGTGAACGGATACCTGGCGGTGCAGACGGATGCGACTCCTCCCTTCGTAATGGACGAAGCGCATGTGCCACGGGATCTTTTCGCGACCCTGCGGGAAGCGCCATCCGGCGGGGCAGTGACATTGCTGATTCGTCAGAACAGCAGCGCATACTCCACGCTTACGATCGCGGACGGCGCTACGGTTTCAAACACTGTGAATGGCCTGGGGCTGCCGCCATTCGGAGCTGGCGCACAGATCCATCTGGACGTTGTGAACGTACCGGGCGCGGCCAATACATTGCCGGGACGCGATCTGACTGTAACCATCCGGATCTAAAAGAATGCCAGAACAAATTCAGAAGCTGAGTCCGCACCGGGACTTGCAATGTTTCTTCTTCCAGCCTTCGGCGGTGGCGGCATTGAGCGGCGCGTCGGCGACGGGATTCACGGTGTCGGGGACATGGCGCCAGCAATTCGATTGGGCGGTGATCGAATGGAATCGCGACAACGTCTATGAGCACCCTTTGTTTCGCAATCTGCCCGACGGTGACTTGAGCGGCCTGACGCTCACCTACGACGAGACGCGCGACAACTGTATTCCGCTCGATTCGACGTTGTATGCGACAGTCGACTGGCCGAGTCTGCGAGTGTGGGCGACACCCGCAGGCGGCAGCGAGACGATTTATTATGTGCCTCTGATGGCGCATTCGGCGGCGATTGCGGGGAGCTACCAATGTGCTTACACCGATTTCACGCTCTCGGGGACAGCGAACCCGGGCGACTTCGTGGGGTTGTCTTTCTTGACTGAGGCATATACCTACGAGTTCTTGAGTGGCGACACTCTTGCGAACGCGGCCCAGGCGATCACCGATAGTGTCAATGCGTTTTCCGGGGTGTTGAAAGCCACTCGAAGTGGGTCGACCACTCGGCTCTATTACACCGGCGGGGCGACGATCGCCGCCAGCACTGCGGGCGCGAATGGAAATCGCTTTTCTGTGTATTCGTATTCGACGGGCGCGGCGGTGTGGGACACGGGGGCGAAGACCTTCGCGAATGGAACGTCGCCGACAGCATGGAGGGTGACACTTAATTTCGGCGCACTCCAGGGAACGATTACACCCGATCTTTCGGGCACGCTATTCACCATCCCCACGAACCTGATTCGCAAGATGCGATGGACTTACGCGGCGGACTTGCAGGCGGCCGCATTCGCGCGCAGTGAGTTCAGCGTGGCAGTGACGAACTGGACGGTGACCGGAACGAATCG